ATGGCGATGGCTGGACAGGTCAAAAATCTCAAGGTCAAAGGTGGTCGATTCTATGCCCGCGTGGCTGTCCCTGCGCACCTTCGCCAGATCATCGGCAAGACAGAACTGGTCAAGCCGCTAGGTGGCGAACGCCGCGCGGCTATGAAGGCGCTGCCTGCTGCCGTGGCGACCCTACAGCGCCAGATCGCGACGGCAGAGGCTACGACGGCAGGCGACCGACTGGACGACCTGCGCACACCCATCACCACCGAGGACTTTTCCCGCGCGATCTGGCAACGCTATTCCGATATGCTGGCCGAGGACGAACAGACCCGCGCCCGCTATCCGACGCCCGACCAGATCGGGGCCGCAACCGACCGTGCTATTAAGCGTATCCAGAAGGACGGTATAGACACGTCTGACCCGCTGGCGATGCTGGATGCCGCCCTAGAGGTCCATGTCCTGAAAGGCGCTCGCGAGTTTGACCAGAACACCCGCAAGGCCCGACTGGACGCTCTCCGCAAAGACCTGGCTGCGGATCGAACGCACCCGGCCGAGCATGAGATAGCCGCTTACCTTGATCGCCATAGCCTGACCGCGCCCGAGGGATCGGCGGAACGCGCTACCTTGGCAAAGCGGATCATGCGCGCCGAGATAGAGGCGCTACAGCGCACCCTAGAGCGCGACCGTGGCGACTATGGCGGCAAGCCTGCCGATCCGGTTGTTAGCCCACCAGCGGCCGCAGCCGCGCCGCTAGAGCCGGTTCCGATCAAGAAGCTATTCAAGGACTACATCGCCAGCCGGCAGGCTCTTGGAAAGCACAAGGACGGCGCGAAGGCTTGGGAAACGGCCGTCCTGCACCTGATCAAATTCCTTGGTCACTCGGATGCCCGACGCATCACCAAGCGCAACCTTCTCGACTGGCGCGACAAACTGGTCGCCGAGAAGAAATCAACGAAGACCATCGCCGACAAGTATCTCGCCAGCGTCCGCGCAATGCTGCGATGGGCGCATGAGAATGACCTTCTGCCGACCAATGAGGCCGAGGCCGTCCGGCAGGAGGTCGCAAAGAAACGGCGCACCCGCGAGGCAGGTTATACCGATGCAGAGGCAATCGCGGTCCTGAAAGCCTCGACCGGCTATCAGCCGAAAGCGACGGACAATCCCGCCCATCGTGAAAGCGCGCATATCACGGATGCCAAGCGGTGGGTGCCGCTTCTCTGCGCCTTCACCGGCGCGCGCGTCTCTGAAATGACGCAGCTACGGAAAGAGGATCTTCGCCAAGAGGGCGACCGTTGGGTGATCCGCATCACGCCGGACGCGGGCAGCGTCAAGACAGGCGACTTCCGTGATGTGCCGCTGCACAAGCAGGTTATCTCCATGGGCTTCGCCGACTTTGTGAGAACCGCGCGAGCCGGTCCTTTGTTTCACGGAGGAAAGACCCCTGCCCGTTTCCTCGCATCAGCACGGGGAACGTCCGGCCGCATCTCGCAATGGCTGCAAGACCTGGATCTTGTGCCTGATGGCGTCCAGCCGTCCCATGCATGGCGGCATCGGTTCAAGACGCTGGCGCGAGACATTGGCGCGGATAGTCGGGTGGTGGATGCGATCCAAGGCCACGCCGGACGCACCGCATCGGATGACTACGGCGATGTTTCATTGATTGCGAAAGCCCGCGTGATCGACGCGCTACCGGACTACAATATCGAATAGCGGCCGGATGTGTCACGCAACAATATTGCGTCATAAGCCTTTAAATCGCAATTTCATTAGCCTATCTTCCTACAAGTAACTAGTTCTTTGGGTAAATCGTCTAGTGTCTATGGTTTCCACGCTTCGGCGTGTCTTCACGCGCGAAGAGAAGGCGGCTGGTCTGTCCTCGCCAGCCGCCTTTGAAATCTTCGGTATCGCGCCGACCATCACCGGCCAGAACATCACGGCCGAGGCCGCAATGCGCGTCCCGGCCGTCGCGCGCGCCGTGTCGCTGATCGCCGAAGGCGCAGGCAACCTGCCGGTGAAGCTCTTCGAGCGCGGCACCCGCGCGTCTGTCACCGATCATCCCGCCTATCACCTTGTCCATGAGGCTGCGAACCCTTGGACCTCTGCCGAAGCTCTGCGAACCGATCTGACGGCCGACGCGCTGAAACACGGTCACGGCTTCGCTGTCGTGGTGCGCAACAGCCTGGGCGAAGCCCTTGAGCTTCACCGCGTCGAACCGGGCCGCGTCCAGATCGAAACCGACACCCTGACCGGCGAACCGTCCTATCTGATCTCCACGACCACGGCCGGGCCGGCTCGCTATCATTACGCTGACGTGCTGCACGTCGCCGCCTTCAATGGCGTCTCGCCCATTGTCCGGGCGCGCGAGGCAATCGGCCTTGCTTCGGCCATGGAATCGCATGTTGCGAAGCTCTTCGCCAACGGTGCCCGGCCGTCCGGTATCATCACGACCGAGAAGACGCTGACCGAAGAGGGCAAGGGCAATCTAGCAAAGGGATGGCAAGCCGCCCATGGCGCGGGCCGATCCGGTGGCACGGCAATTCTTGATGAAGGCATGACCTATCAGCGGATCGCCGAGACGCTGACCGATGCGCAATTCATCGAGAACCGCGTCGAACAGGTTCGCGAGGTCGCCCGCGCCTTCAACGTCCCGCCGCCGATGCTTTTCGAGCTGTCGCGGGCCACTTGGTCGAACAGCGAGGAAATGGGCCGGCAGTTCTTGGTTTTCACCCTCGCCCCGTGGCTCAAGACCTGGGCGGCCGCTTATGCGCGCTGCCTGCTGACCCCGGCCGAGCGCCGCGAGCTTTACGTCGAGTTCATCACCGACGACTTGACCACGACCGATACCGCCAATCGTGCAGCGGCATATTCGACCTATCGCGCTGCGGGCGTGATGACGGCGAACGAGGTCCGCGCCGGCCTGAACCTGCCGCCGCGCGATGACGGCGACGTGCTGGCATCCCCGCATATCACCCCGACCGATGCGACCCCGGCCGCATCGAACAAGAACGAGATCCCCGAAAATGAATGACGACATCACGCTTCGCGCGTTCTTCGGCGATGGCGAGCGCACCTTCTGTCTGACCGACACCATGCTGGCCGAGCTGGAACGGATCACCGGCCAAGGAATCGGCGCGGTTTATGCCTGTATGGTCAATATGAGCTATCCGGCGAATTTCCTGCGCGAGATCATCCGTCTGGGTCTGATCGGCGCGGGCACCGCGCCCCAAGATGCCCGGCGACTGGTCGAAGCCTATGCCGACAACCGGCCGTTGACCGAGGTTTTCCCCGTCGCCTTCGAGATCCTCGAAGCGCGCTGGACCGGTGTAGGGGTGGCAGCATGACCGGCCGTCTCGAAATCAAGGCCGCTCTCGAAGTCACCGATGCCGGTGAGATCACGGGTCTGGCGTGGCCGTTCGGCACCCCGGATCGCGTGGGCGACGTGATCGAGAAAGGCGCTTTCGCCACGTCCCCGGCTTCGGTGCCGATGCTTTTCGGCCATGACCAAGCCCAGGTGATCGGCGTCTGGGATTCCATCGCCGAGACGGCCGAGGGCTTGACCGTCAAAGGCCGCTTGCTGGTCGATGATGTGGAACGCGCCCGCGAGGTCCGCGCCATGGTCAAGGCCGGCGCTGTCTCTGGCTTGAGCATCGGCTTTGTCGCCACGGACGCCACCCGCCACGCCAAGGGCCGCACCATCAAGGCGCTTGCCCTGCACGAAATCAGCGTTGTCGCGGTGCCTTGTCACCCCGGCGCGAAGATCACCTCTCTGAAATCTCAAGATCAATCCCATGGGGAAAGTATGACTGTTAACGTTTCTTATGTCACCAAAGACGAAATCGAGGGGCTGACCTCGAAGAAGTTCGAGGAAGTCAAATCGCGTCTGGACGCTATCGAGGCCAAGGCGCAACGCCCCGGCGTGGTCGAGGTCAAGAACGACACCACGGCCGAGAAGAAGGCTTTCGTCGAGTATCTGCGCACCGGCAGCGTCGAGGCCAAGGCGCTGACCACGGCCAGCGACACCGCGAACCACGTTCTGGCACCGCAAGACGTGTCGGGCGAGTTCATTCGCAATCTGGTCGAGTTCTCGCCCATTCGCGGCATCGCTGACGTTCGCAGCACCGGCAGCGCGACCGTGATCCTACCGCACCGCACCGGCGTCACGAATGCCGCCTGGGTGGGTGAAACCGGTGCCCGCAACGCCAGCGAGCCGACCTTCGATCAGGCCGAGATCGCAACCAAGGAAATCGCGACCTATGTGGACCTGTCGCTTCAACTGGCCGAGGATAGCGCCAACGTGCTGTCCGAAGTGAATCTCGCTCTGGCCGAAGACTTCGGGCAGAAAGAGGCTGCGGCTTTCGTGAATGGCAATCTGGCGCTGGAGCCTTCGGGCTTCATGGCGAACGCCGACATTGCCACCCATGACAACGGCCATGCTGCGAACCTGTCGCCGGATGCGCTGATCGCGCTAATGTATGCGCTGCCCGCCACCTATCGCAACGCCGGCACCTGGGTGATGAACGGCACCACTCTGGCGACCATTCGCACCCTGAAAGACGGGCATGGCAACTATCTGTGGCAGCCCAGCTATCAGGCCGGCCAGCCTGAAACCATTCTGGGCCGTCCGGTGGTCGAGGCGGTGGATATGCCCAACATCGAGGCCGACGAAACGCCGATCATCTTCGGCGACTTCAAGCGCGGTTATCGGATCTATGACCGGCTGTCGCTGGAAGTCTTCGCCGACCCCTACAGCGTCCGCGTGAATGGTCTGATGCGCTATCACGCCCGCCGCCGCGTCGGTGCCGGCGTGGTCCGCCCGGCTGCCTTCCGCAAGCTGCTGATGGCGGTCTAAGCCATGATCGCAGCCCGCGAGGACATCGCGCTCTATCACCGCGACCATGTGGTGATACTGCGCCCGACCTTGCGGGCCGCATCCATCCTTGAGCGGCTGCACCATGGATGGGAAGCGCTCTTTCGGCGTGTCGATCAATTCGACACCGGCACGATTACCGCAATCATTCGCACCGCTGCAAGCGATAGGAGCGCCGCCGAGGCGCTTCTAGCGTCTTTCAGCACCCGACCCATTGCCGAGATCGAGAAGGCCGTCTCTGCGGCGCTCTGCGAGCTTCTGGCGCGGTTCCTGCTGCCGGTCGAGGATGACGACGAAACCCCGAAGGGCACCTCTGCCCCGGCTGGTGATCCGGTTGCCTGGTCAAAGGTTTATTCGCAGCTCTTCGAGATGGGCACGGGCTGGCTTGGCTGGACCCCTGCCGAGGCCTGGAACGCGACCCCGGCCGAGATCGCAGCCGCCATGAAGGGCCACGTCGCCAAGCTCAAGGCTATCCACGGTTCGGCCGAGGAAGAGCAAGACACCCCGTCTAACGCTTACACGCCCGAGCGGCTGCGCGAGATCGAGGAGCAAGGCTTCGACCCCGCCTTTGATCGCGGTGCGCTACAGGCATTGAAAGCGAGGCATCAGGCATGAGAACCATTCATCTTTACGGCAAATTGGGCAAAGAGTTCGGCAGCTTGCATCGTTTCGCGGTCGATACCGTGGCCGAGGCAATCGAGGCTCTGCGCGCGAACTTCCCGAAGTTCTTCGACGCGATCCGGCACGGCTTCTATCGTGTCGTGGTGGGCAAGACTTCCCGCAACGGCATGGAACTGGATGAAGCGATGCTTCCCGGCTTCAAGCTCGGCCAGCAAGACCTGCATATCGTGCCAGTTGTGAAAGGGCGCAAGCGCGGTGGCATCGGCAAGATCATCGCCGGGATTGCACTGATCGGTCTGTCGATGGTCACGGGTGGTATGGCTGGCACCTTTTGGACAGCCGGTATTCTCGGTTCCACGACGACCGCCGCCAGCCTGATGGGTTCCAGCGGTGCCGGTCTGCTGATCTCTGGCGTCGCGTCCTTCATCGCGCCGCAACAGGACGCGCCCGACGACACCAAATCTTTCACCATGACCGGTCCGACCACGACCACGCGCGAGGGCGGCATTGTGCCCATCGTCTATGGGCGCGTCTGGACCGGCGGGACCATGATCAACGGCTCGCTGTCCATTCGCAGCGAGGATGACCCGCTTGGCAGCACGACCGAGGAAATCTTTACCGGCTTGAGTGCCACCTGATGCCACGCCCGCCCCATACCTGCCATTGCGGCCGCACGGTGCCCCATGGCGAGCGCTGCCTGTGCCAGATCGCCAGCACCCGCGCCCGCAACCGTCGCCACGATGCCCGCCGACCTTCGGCCCGTGCGCGCGGATATACGCGCGAATGGGAGAAGGCGCGGGCCGAGTTCCTGCGCCTTCATCCCTACTGCGCCATGTGCGGTGCCGACGCGACACTTGTTGACCACATCAAGCCCCATAGGGGCGATAAGGCGCTGTTCTGGAACTGGAACAACTGGCAGGCGCTGTGCACCGGCTGCCATAGTTCGACGAAGCAGAGGGCAGAACGAAATCAGTAA